GAGGCACATAGGGGTGTGTGGGCTGACGAAGTTTCCGCGGTTGCCTGCAGCAAGGAAGTTGTTGCTGCAGTCAATCTACATTCCTTTGGTAAGGAGCGGACTGTCGAGGGCCTGCACGACTTGTATCGTGTCTTGAGTGCCGACTGGAAAGAGAAGGGCTACAGCCCTGAGCTCCAGCTAGCGCGGAAGGAGATGGCTACAGTGGCGTACTGGTGTGTTCCGGAGAGTGAAATCGCTCTTATGCGGTATGGGACAACCGGGAATGTCAGGCAAGCCAGTGAACGCTATCGTGCTCTGCGTGATAGCGCTCCTCATATGCGTAAGTAGGAACTCCGCCGACCATGCGTGTGTGTGCGTAAGGAAGTGTCAGCCAAACCCGCGGACCCGTCTGCAAAGGTGGGAACTGTTAGTTTTAAAGCTGATTGTGATAGAGTTAGTGAGTATATGGAGTTATGTGAAATGCCAGTTGCGGACAAGTATTATGTTCAGAATGACTGCCAGCACAACCAGTATTTAGCTGCCTTGAACCGTGTTGCTTGCGAGTGGCCACAACCCACTCGTCAAGATATCCGGAGATTGAACTATGTTGTGGACTCGATCGTATCCCGGTTGGGTACCCGTAGCAAGGTTGATTTTACTATTTGGGGCAAGCACTATACCGGTATGAAAAGACAGCGTTATTTGCGCGCCATCGATTCCCTGATTGAACGTCCTCTATCTAGGAAGGATGCTTATATTCAGGCTTTCGTTAAGCTTGAGAAGTTGACGGACCCCTACAAGGATCCGCGTATGATTCAAGCCCGTGGTGCGAGATATAACGTTGAGCTTGGCAATTACTTAAAGTCTTTTGAGCATGATTTGTATCATTTGCAAGGGCTTCGCAATGATCCTTGGTTCCCTAAGGGTCGTATAATTGTGAAAGGTATGAACAACACTGCTAGGGCGTGCTTGCTTGAGCAGCATTGGAACTCATTGAAGAGGCCAGTCCAGTTAGCGCTGGATTGCTCCCGATTTGATGGCCATGTGTCAAGTGAGCTTTTACGTGTCGAGCACCGTTTGTATGAGCGTCTCTTTCATGGGGATCCTCATCTCATGCGAATGCTTGCTTGGCAGCGGCGCAATGTTTGTTTTACCCGTTCTGGACTCCGATATCAAGTGGATGGGCGTCGTATGAGTGGTGACATGAATACGGCTCTCGGAAACTGTATACTAATGATTGTCATGATGGCTAGTGTCATGAAGCAGCTGGGCCTTAAACCCAGTGATTGGAGGATGGCTGATGATGGCGACGACTGCTGTATTCTGGTTGAGGAGGACAAGGCCGGATTAGTTTTGGGTGGGATTCGCGAATGCTTTAAGCGTTTGGGTCATGACTTGAAG